GTAGCTATTGCCAAGCTTCCTGTAAGAGACGCCCTCTTCCTTCGGCGGCACTAGCTCAAGGATGCGTTCTTCTATGCTGACCCGCTCGGCATTGGCTTCGCGTTCGGCTTCTTTTGCGACGAGCCATTCTTCGGCTAATTGATCTAGGATTGTGTTGATGTTGGATTTGGTCATGGCGGTTCTCCTTGTCGGCTGGTGGCGTAGCATGGCTGTTCAGCGGTTCGCAAGATGTTTTTTTGGTAAAATGCCTATTGCACAAGATTAGTGGGCGTGCATAATCGGCGAATCACTATAGAAGGGCTTAATCATGGCACATATCAAAGGCCGATGTGAACCGGCTTATTCAACAATTCGTCGCCTCGGCGGCGTGACCAAAACAGCCAAGCTCCTCAAAATCAACCTTAGCTCAGTCAGCCGCTGGATGGTCCCCACGCCTGGGACCAACGGCACAATCCCGCAGCGCCATTTCCCCGCCATCCTAAAACATGCAGCCCGGCACAACATAAAGATAAGCCTACAAGATCTAGTAAGTTCCAAATAAGGCTGCACACAATGAAGAATAGTGAGTTTCTGGCGGCCATCTATGGCCAGCTGGGGGACAACTATGGCTGGACTACATCATTTTCAGTAGATCCAAACTTTAGTAAATCCGGCATGTGGGCAGGCAGTCCTTGGCTTGGCACGCCCGATGAGAACATATTTATTGATAAGCGCCAGGAGGATAACAATTTCTTCTGCGTGTCTGTTATGGAAGTACCAGACACTAGGCGTCGGCGGACCAAGGATTCATTTCAGCGCATGGCCGTCTTGCTGGCCGATGATGCAGACATCCATCGCCTTGACGGCCCGGCATCGTACATTCTGGAAACGTCAAAAGGGAATTATCAGATCGGCATTCTGCTGGATCCGACAGATCCAGATACCAAGAACGGCCCCCTGCTGGACGCTGTGCTGCAAGCCATGATTGCCAAAAGCTACATCAAGGCAGACAGCAGCGGTAATTCATTGGTGCGCTATGGGCGGTGCCCGGTGGGTTGCAATACCAAGAAACGCGATACAGGAATCTGGGAACAGCGCCTGCTGTATTGCGATCTGAAAGAGCCATACAGCCTGGCCGATGCGGTTGCGACGTTCAACCTGGATCTCGAACAGATCCGTAATTACGCCTACAAAGACAATCCCGCCAAATCAGTTGCAATGAGCAACGCAACGGGCACGGCGACAGACTACATTAAGTCGCTAATGCACCCTGATCCAGAGGAACGTGACTATCACGAACCCCTGCTAAAGCTTTCCGCCGGCATGGTGGCCGCTGGTATGCGCCCAGGCGCAGTGGTTAATTTCCTACGCTCCCTGATGCTGACCATCAAGCCAGAAGTCGGGCCGGAGCTTGACCGCTGGGAAGCGCGCTTTGGCCCTGAACTGCCACGCATGGTGGCCAGTGCCGAAGCTAAGTATGCAGAAGACAGGCCTGCCATTGAAGCAGAAAGCCTGATTATGACGCCTGAACAGGTGATCGAGCGGACCCAATCGCAACGATGGCTTGTGCGAAACCTTGTGGCCAGCAATTCTGTGGGCATGGTCTTTGGGGCGTCCGGGACATTCAAGAGCTTCATCGCCTTGGACATGGCCTTGCATGTCGCGGGGGGTATGCCGTTTGCCAAGCAGGATGTAGTCCAAGGCCCGGTCATCTATGTCGCAGCCGAAGGCGGTGCTGGTAAGCTTGGCAGAAAGAGCATTGCGCCTATCCCCTGACTGATGTCGGGATTGTTATTCAGCCCCTGCTGCTGTCCCTTAAGGAAGAGATAGACCTTCTGAAAAAGGCTATCCAGATGCAGCCTAAACCGCCAGTTTTGGTGGTCGTAGATACCCTCGCACAAACGTACAGCGGGGATGAGAATAGCTCCAGCGATGTGTCGGCCTATCTGCGCGCCCTGGGCGACATCAGGGCGCAGTTTGGCTGCACCGTGCTGGTTATCCATCATACCGGCCACGCAGCTGCTGAGAGACCCAGAGGTTCGTCAGCCCTGACTGCCAACACCGACTTCATGCTGGGCGTGCATAGGCCGGACCCGGAGAAGTTCACGGCTAAGCTATCGACCAGCAAGCAGAAGGACGGCGAGAAGATGTCTGATCTGTATTTCGATATGGAGCGGGTTGAGCTGGCCGACGATGACCAGGGCTATGCCGTTTCATCGCTCGTATCCAAGTTCCATGATGCTGTTTCGGCTGTGCTACAGGATGCAGACAGCCGGCATAAGAAATACCAGACAATCATCTATCGCATGTTGCAGCATGGCGAGCCGATCAGCGTGGAAGAGATGCGGATAGCCTGCATGTCGATATCGGACAACAACCGCGACAATGCCACTAGGGGCGTCAATCGCGCATTGAAGCATTTCGGGAAGGAAAAGATGGCCCGGCAGGTGTCGCCTGGGTTGTGGATATTATCTAAGTAAGCCCCCGCCTGGAAAACCGCCAAGAAAACCAGACAGGGGCCGCGCAATAAGCCTTTTGGGGCCCCGCGCTACTTATCCTTCTTTTTAGGTCCGCCCTTGCTCTTCCGCAAGGCGTTTAGCTTAGAATAATAAGCAGCATCGCCCCTGACTTTGCGCGATCCCTTACTCTTCTTGCCGCCCTCGGCCCCTATCTTGGCCAAGTGCGCGAGCAGCTCTTCTCTAGTCTTCATTGCTCAGGATCTCCGCAAGGCAAGCCGCATAGCCGGCGATATCAGTCACTGAATCGGTCGCCATCCGGTGCTGGCACCTGGCAAGCTTTAAATCGATCATCATGAGGCAGACCATAGTAGCTGTGATCTTGGTCTTGCCGGCGAGCAGCATGTTCCATCGATCGGCAATGGCCTGCATGTTCGCCCTGGGCGTGCCGTACGCTTCGCCCCTTTCCCTAATGACTAAGGCAGTTTGGGTTAAAAAGTCTGCGCTTTTGGGCATTATTTAATCTTCCTCAGTTTGCTTTCGACAAGGCCCGCGCTTGCCCGGTACGGCCAACCGCCAGAAGCGGCCGGCATGGGCTGCGGGTAGCGGGACGCCCAGACAAGGGCAATGTATTCGTCCTGTGTGCGGCCCTGGCGCATCTCGGCCAAGGCTTCGCGGGATGATGTTTCGTGTAGCATTAATCGTTCCTCGCTCTTGGATTATCGCAATTCGTGGCATCACCCTGGCGGCACGGCAAGCGGCCATGGTCGCAAGCGTGACAATTGTGAAGCTGGAACTTGCCCCGGCGCGTGGGGTCAGGGTCGCGGGGGTCAGGCCGTGGGCGGCATATGTGGCAATCGTAGTACAGGCGCTCAGCCTTGTCATAGCGAGCCGTTGCGCCGTGTGGTAACATATTACCGCATCGGCAGCGGGTGGCATGGGGGACGGGTTTTAGCTTGTCCATCACCGCCCCGTCCTTTGGGCGCTCGAAGCCCATTCGGCGTGTTCGCGGTCATAGCCCGCCGCCAGCCGTTCCTCTTCAAGCGCAGCGTCTACAAGCAGCCCGCAATCGCGCCATTCACCGTTAGGCTTGACCGCGAGAAACGTGGCCTGAACGATGGGTAGGTCATAATCCATAATGTGCCGCACGATTGCGTCAATCGACGCAAATCGCTGGCTATCGCCTGTTTCGTCCCAGGTTGCGAAATACCAAATCACAACGCGCCTACCAGGGCGGCAAGCAGCACAGCGGCAACGCCAGCCGCGCCTAGCAATAGGGCTAGCAGGGCGGTGCCAAGGGCGGCATGAACGGCATGACGCCAGCGGGGAGTAGGGCGGGGCGGGGGGATGTAGGGCATGGGGCGGTCCTTTCGGGTGGCAATATGGGGAGCGCGGTTTCAGGCTAGGCGACTGATTTATTCATGGCTTTAAGCATCAAGCCAAGTTCCTTGCTGTATCGCTTGGCGGCTTGCTTATCAGCCGAAAGCTTGGGGTAGAGCGTAAATATTGCTTTGCGCATGGCCTGATGTGCGCTCAGTGATGTGGCAAAGTCTCGCAAAAGCGCGTCACGGTGCCAGACAGTTTCGCCCTTGGCTTTGGCTATCATCTTGTCGTTAACGTACAGGACAGGAACGCCGTCCACCTTCACGCCATACTTACAAGGGCCAGCGGTGAAAACGTGCCAGCCTTTTGGGGGCGTTGGCTTGCGTGTCATGCTGCACCTTTTGTTTTGGCGATTGCTTCGCGGGCTTGATATAGCGCCGAAACTTCATCGCTATCGGGATCACCTTCACAATAGTGCGAGAACGCATTGTCAAATGCTATCAGAGCCGCCAACAAGTCAGGCGCGGCGGCGATAAGGCGGGCGTTGGCTTGGCCCATAGGTGACGGGCTGCAAACCGTGTAGCCGTCTTTGTCAACTATAGCGCGGTATCCGATTGCGGCGCTTTCATTTTGGCAATCAATGTACCACGGGCCGGGGGTGTGTTGCGCGTTCATGCTGCACCTGACGCGATAAAGGCTTTCAGCGCATATGCCTTGGCCCGGTCAACCTGGGCGAGTGTCAGCCCTTCGGCGAATTCAATGGCCAAATCCGTGGCCTTTGCGGCGCGTGTTTCGTCAGGCGCGGCTAAGGCGAGATATAAGGCTTTCTCTAAAGCTTGGAATTGTGTCATGGCAGTTTCCTCTGTTGAGCCGCCCGGCTACGGCGATATACCGACCGGCTACGGCGATTGGTGCTTGCGTTGTAGGCCTGTTCGCTTGCCTTGTCAAAGCTTGCCTTGTTACCTGGCGCGCGGATGGTCCGCGATAAACCGGCGGAATTCCGGCGCTGGCATAGTCATAAGCTTGGCAAGTTCCGCCCATTGCGCCTTGCTCGGTCCGAAATATCCGCCGGCGGGGTTTTCCGCGTGCCTGTCCAGGATTACCCGCTTATGAGTATCATCCAGGACGAAAACCCCGTTATGCTCCGGCCCGATTAGGCCGAATGCGTCATATGCGCCGGCAATACCTACCAGGTAGGTAGTGCGGCCTACCTTGCGCCGGCGGACCGCGCCATGGGCGTGCAAATACTGGCCCGTGCGAGCCTGAATACCATCGGACATGATTCTACCTTTCAAAAACGTGCAAAATTGCACGCATATGGCCAGGGTTTAGCCTGGCCATAAGCTTGCACTCAGGCCTAAGCGGCGCGTGCTATGGCCGAAGCTTTGGCTTTACGGTTGCCATGCGCCGGAAAGCCTATG